CTTCCCTTTAGTACGTGATATTGCTATCGACCCCGGTTGCTAGCAATCCGTTTTCCTATCGACCCGGTGGGGGGCAGCCAGAGGCGCGCACGCGTACGCTCTTACCTACCCCACAGAGTTAAGCCACCCGCAGGTCCTACGCGGCCCTAACGACACAAGGTCGCGGCCTTCGGATCTCCGCCATTACAGCGGCGATGATGCCTAACCAGGGGTAACCTCCCCTCCGGTGTTCGGAATTTCAATGGACCTAGCTCGGTCCACCACCAGAAACACAAACGGGTGTTCACAATTAGTCTGGCCCGCTCAACCAGATTAACACGTATACAGAACCGGCCAGGTGCGGGTTCGGGGCTTCGCCGATGACCTCTGGTAGGTACGAAGGCGATTACGTATGCATGGCCCGTCGGGGCGAACACACACAACCCGACAGCTACTCTGACCCACCCGGATACCAAACCGAGTGGTTAAAGTAGTCTGACTGGCTCTTAACCAGTCACCCCTGTACTGAAACCGGTGCAGGATTCACTGAGTGCGTAACCTCCCTGTTACGCAGATGGCAGCTCACCGTACACAGTACACGATTCCCCCGGAGGGGATTCCTGTCATTTGTGTGTCCGGGACAGCCCGGAAATCTTTCTGCCTTCCTCTCAACCCCCCAGACACGGCCTCACATACAACCGTGAGGAACTGATGGTCGTCTGCCCACTTGCTGCGCGAGTAGGCGGGGGGAAGGAAAGCCCAGTGGGCAAAGTTACGCTCAAAGAATGAGAGTAACTCTGCAGGCCAGAGAAAGGCCCAGGACTTTCGGAGGACAGATAGGTAAGGTGAGCGAGGCAACACCGGTTGTCGCTTTCCGCGCACCAGGCGACGGACAAAAGGTTCAGCGCGAACCCCAGTCCACCGCTCGGTGTGCTCACTAGCGAGGCGTCCCGCCAAGGTAGTGATTGTCGAGTGAAGTCGAGGTATGGGCAGTGGGCCCAACTTCACCGGCAAAGAGCGATCATCCCCGTGTTCTCTCGTGGGTGTTGGATCGCGACGAAGAGCGTCGCGAAACCAACGGCGTTTGAGGAGAGAGCGGAACCAGTGTTTTGGGAGGGCACCGACAGAGATCGTCCGAAGACTGATCTCATGTCGCATCAAACAGTTAACTATCCATTGCTGGGTAGAAACCTGAAGATGCTTAATCCCCTCGACGATATCACAAAGGATATCTCCACACTGGTCCCTCTCTACGGGGCGGAGGAACGACAGGACGATCTTTCGGAGAAAGACCCCCCGGGCATAGTCGAAACAACGACTATTCAACTCACCAAAGCGCCGGGAAAACCCGGTCTTTGCCACGTTGACAACGAAACCGTAAGCAGCTGTGACCTGCTGCCAAGTTTCGTAAACCCTCCGATCACCTGCGAACAGGCAATCATCGCCGTTAAACCGCCCCACGCGAGAGGTACCTGGGGTACCAGAGACGAGATCAGTGGTTAGGTCAAAGCAGACCTTGTTGAGGAGACAGAGCAGTGGGAAGCTAACCAAGCTACCCATCATCTGTCCCCTATGGATCCCCTCGAGCGGGGATGAACCACGTACTCCGATCTGGTACTGTAATCCGGCAAAGGATTGACCCAGAACTTCTCTCTCCTCCACCGTCAGGTCAGGACTTTCCTGCAGTACCTGAACCATCGCCTCGACGGCTTCGAGTCGGATCTTATCAGTGGCACTACTATAGTCACCGGATATGATCGACTCTCCACCACGACGGTCCGAGGACACCGCCAGAAAGTCCTCCTTGCGTACTTCCCCGCGAACACACCAGCCGAAGGAGCTGATGTGATCGTACAGGGCTGTATGGACAGGGCGAAGCACCCGTTTGACACGGGCGGATTGCATGGTAACAACCCGAAGCTTCCCCTTAGTCTTCGCCACGCCCACCCGAAGGTGGGCAGGGTCAGACTGCATCGCGGCATCGGTTGACACAGACAACGTGCCACCCCGCCGTCGCGACGCC